AGGCGTGTGTATTTTATTCGTGTGAGTTAAATACGGAAACAACACCATCTACGGTAGTCGATTGGTTTATTGAGCAAGGATTTGAAGGTTACCTAAAGGAAACCCCAGATGCTATAATTGGTATAGATGATAGCTCAATGAGATTAATATACTCAGTAAATAAGTGTATTGATATCCTAATTGAAGAAGAAGGTATGACAGAAGAAGATGCTATTGATTACTTCCATTATAATACCAAATCTGCATGGGTTGGAGAGAAAACCCCTATATGGTGCACAGATGACATTTAAAATATATATATGAAACAGAACAGATACACAGGAAAGACGACTAAGATTATTGATAAAGCAATACAAGAGCTAATGGAAGGGAAGACCGTTGTAGCAAAGGATCATGAGCCTGATTGCCAGATACGCAGATCAAACGTAATCCTATACTATAAGATTATGAAGAGGTTAAACCTAGAGCATGACCCTAACGATTTTATATTTGATTACGAAACGCTAAGCATACGTAAGAAATGAGCTACCTATCCATGTGGACAATTGAGTCAGGTAAGGGCACATATAAAGTAAAAGATGTAGTAGTGCCTGAGAACTTTGATAAAAATGATGTATTTTTGCTTAATCGCATGAAGCGTACATTTTTTAACTGCAAGAACAGAGAGTTCCCAGCAGCAGCAGATAAAATTAAAGTATTAAAAATAGAACTAACAAGAAAAATAAACGGTATATGAACGTATTAGAAGCAATCGAAATAATGAAGTTAAATAAGCAGATGCGTAGAAAGATCTGGACACCTCAAACTAGAGTTGAGTTAGTGCTAGGTAAGACTGACTATGCTAAGGTATCAGGTGCTAAGATTGATGGTATCCCTGTGGGACTATTTAATGGTGGTACATCTGATGTAACTCAAGCTCCTTACTTCGTTGCAAAGAATAACGACAGCGAGATTATTGGATTTGAATTTAAGTCTATTGATATCCTTGCTACTGATTGGGAAGAGTACACCGGTTAATTGTAACTATTTTTGTTATATTTGCCACTTAAAGTAAAGCTATGTCAGAAACATTCTATTTAACCTTCAAGATTATGCAAGAGAAATATCCTCTAGCATATGAAGAACTTCTAAGATTCTTAAAAGAACCCTACGATGAGGAAGGCTCTAAGAATGTAGAAATATCTATCTCCGAAGAAGAAGGCGGAATCCTAGAAATTGATTACGAGTATGATGGTGACGAAGATATGGATATCTGGATGCAAAGAGATCTATATGAGTTCTTTGATTTCTATGGTATAAGGATTAGCATCTTTACGATTAACCATGGTAAGGAGAAAGGCTTATTTACTTTTAGCATAGATGACTTTGAGGCTACCAATATGAGCCTAGCATTTAAGCAAAGAATGGAAGCAGAGTTTTGGGCGTTTATGGATGCCGCAAGAGTATTAACATTAATTATAGAAAATAAAATATGAATAGGATACGCAAGATAACTATTGGTAATTATGAGTTTGGTATGTCCTACCAAAAGAACCAATCGTTTAAATCTAAAGATGGATCAATTACAATTGTAGAGATCTCACTAGATATGGAATACTTAACAAAGTTTAATATCGATAAGTACGACATCTATGCTAAAGGTATGGATGGTGAAGCAAAAATATGGAAATCATTTATCCGCCAAAAGGTATTGGTGGAGTTTGAATTCTAGTAGTAAAAGTAAATTATAAATGTATGTTAAAAGCTAAGAATGAGCATCTTTTTATAGATGTAGATTTTGATGAAAATTCAAAAAGAAAACTAGGTGATATAGATATCTATATTGAAACCAATCGAGATAATACCCGCAGGCTTATGGTGATGCGTGGTAGAGTCTATTCATGTCCCCCAAAATTTGCTCAAGAGTATAATATCAAAGATGGTGATTTAGTTTATTGCCATCACTTTATGCTTGATAAAAATAACAGAGTACACGCTGATGGTAAAGAGCTATGCATGATTCATCAAGGGCAAGTGTTCTTTCGTTTAAATGACGATGGTTCTATGGATGCCTTTAATGATTATGTAATTGCCGAACCAGTAATGGAGCACGAGTCAAACTACATATCTGCTAGTGGGCTAATGCTAAAGGCAAACCCTGATGAACTTAAATTAATTGCCGATGCTGTAGCTGTAGCACCCAAAGTAAAAGAAGTAAAGGTAGGTGATAGATTCCGCTACTCACCAAACTCAGACTACGATATCTATGTTAACGGAAAGAAGTATTACAAGATGAGAGGTAGTAACTTTGATATTGACTTTGTTTACTTAAATAAGGAGGATGTATATGACAGTCGACACAAGTAAGATGAAGTATAACCCTTTATGTAAGGGTGTAATCATAGAAGAATATCCACAACTCGCTATATATAAAAATCTAGAGGATCCATTTACTGATAAGCTATTTCGATACGCTTGTTTAGTATACGATTCTAACAGCCCAATCTTTAGCATACTACTAAAGGAAAGAAAATCACAAGCACTACAAATACTAGACATTAAAGATGTCGGAAATGCTATCCAGAGTAATCAGTTAGAAGAGCTGAGGTGGGCTGTATCATTGTTCTTTACGGTTACTAATAACCCTGTCATTGAAATTTACGTTTCACTTGATGAGGCATTTAGTAACCTTTTAGAAAAGGCTAGAACAAAACCTATGGAAGTGGATGAGGCACAAGAAAAGGTAGCATACGAAGGTATCGCCAAGGCTGCTGATAATGCTTTTGAAATGTACAACAAATTAAAAATTATACGTGAGGAATTTGATAAACAATTTGGGGAGTTTGATATTTTGGATCTTGTTAAACAAGGGGAGAAATCTAAACCTTTGGAAGAGAAAATAAACTTCGCTGAACGCAGAGCACAACGCAATGCAGAGAAAGAGGGTAAACGCAAGTGATGGACTTTGACAAAAAGTTAAACCGATTTGAAGAGAAGTATAAGAAAGAACACGAGAAGCGTAAAGTGCTAGAACGTAGACTTTCTGTTGCTGAAACTAAAATCAAACAGCTCAATAGCGTAAACAATGGTAAGAATATTGTAGACATTACTACAACCATATCTGCTATACACGAGCTGCGAAGGATTAACCGAAAATTAGATATCTACCACGTAGCTACAATTACCTATGGTAAAGAAGTAGGTAAGTTTACTTCGGCACAATTTATGTCAAGGTTCCACTCAGGAAAGAATAAGTTCTATGAAGTTATTTCACAAATGAGGGAGTACGGATACATAGATGCTGTAGAGGTTAGCTATAAAAGGAAAAGAGTTTACTTCTACCTAACGGATAAAGGAGAGAAATTATATACACGATTAGAAGGTGCTATTTATACGGCAAAGAAATATAGTAAGATCAATAGACTAAAAGAAAATGGCAAAACGCAATAGAGAAAAAATATACGGGGACTTTGAATATATTTTGCCTGTACAACCCGCTTTAAAAGACATTGAGAACTATGACCTACCTAAGAAGCAGCAAAGGTGGGAACGTAAGCCATTACCTGATGGTTGGGATAACCTTGCTGTATCAGATCAGGAACTATTCGTAGAAAAAGAATTTAATAAGATTGATAATGGTTTATGGCTGATGATTAATGGTAAGCCGTACTACCTAACCGGGAAACACTATTTCTTTTTACAATGGTGGGTGCTAGAGGATGGTACATATCCAGACTTTCGTGATGCCGATAGAAGACTATTTTATTTTTGGGATATCTGTGAGAAAGATGATAAATGTTTAGGGATGCTATATATGAAGTTCCGTAGACGTGGTTCATCTTCTGTAGCTTCGTCTATTGCTGCCTACATTGGTATCTCAGAAAAGTTTCAAAAAATTGGTATTGTTTCTAAGACTGGAGATGACGCTAGGATGATATTCTCACAAATGGTTGTCAATGGTGTTTATAACCTCCCTGACTTCCTTAAACCTACCGTTGCTGGTAATGACAAGCCTGTAAGAGAATTGATCTTTGCAGAGCCTCCTAAGCGTTCAAAAAAAGCTGATGGTACAACAACTAAAAAAACTACCACAGGACTAAATACAATTGTATCATGGAAGAATACCGCAGTCAACTCTTATGATGGTCAGCGTATGCGTTTTTTATTTATTGATGAAACAGCTAAGTGGTCAGCAGACGTAGACTTCTCAAAATACTTTGAGGTAGTAAAGACGTGTTTGACTAAGTTAGGTAAACGTGTAGGTATTACTTACATTACTTCTACTGTCGGTGAGGTTGATAATGATAAAACATCGTCAGGTAATAAAAAAGCAGGGGATGCATTTAAAGTTATTTGGGAAAAATCAAATCCTAATAAATTATATAATGGTCGTACAGCGTCAGGAGTGTATAGATATTTTTCTCCTGCATATGATGGATACAAGATGGATGAGTTTGGATTCTCTTTAGTAGAGGAATCAAAGGTAGAGCTAGAAGAAATTAGAAGGTCATACATTGAGAATAATGATATTCAAGGACTAAACGAGCATATCCGTCAATTCCCTTTTACTGAGGATGAGGCATTATCATCAATGAGTGGTGTATGCTTGTTTGATGAGGAAAGGATCAGGGCACAAGAGAACTTTATTAAGTTACAGCCTACTCCGCTAATGAATATGTATGATTTAATTTGGGTGGAATATGGTAAGAGTGTAAAAGCAGTACCCGTTCAGAATGGCAGATTTGAAATACTCCGTATGCCTAAACATCCTAATGCTCAGAAGCTAGAAGGGCGTAGAATAAAACCAATGATGCAGCATGAATACATTGCAGGAGCCGATCCATTTTCTTCTTCAGACTTTAAGGATAAGCGTGATGCCTCAGACGGATCACTTGTAATCATTAATAAGTTTAATCCTAACGACCCGGAGAATTCTGCTATTGTTGATGTGGTATACTTACATAGACCTAAGACGGTAAATGAGTTGCATGAGGATTACTTAAAGGCGTGTGTATTTTATTCGTGTGAGGTAAATACGGAAACAACACCATCTACGGTAGTCGATTGGTTTATTGAGCAAGGATTTGAAGGTTACCTAAAGGAAACCCCAGATGCTGCTATTCCAAGATCTAACTTTAAGAATACTAGAGTAGTGCAGTCAGGTAAAAATAAGTATGGTGTATCAGGTCAGAATAAGTTTGCTGCTAACAGAATGAATGAGATAGCACAGATGTTTATGGATGAATTTACGGAACATATCTATAGCCTAAGATTACTTGACCAATGCAGAAGGTTTGATCCAAATAATCGTACAGCCTATGACGGATTCATGGCATTTGGTTATGCATTACTTGCGTGGCAGGATGTAGTTAAAAAGAAAGAGGTAGAGAAAAGAGATAAGCCAATGCTCAAGATGTATAAGGTAGATATTAATAATTAAAAAGCCCCATATTTCTATGAGGCTTTTTGCTATGGTTAGCAACCTTTCTTGGTTCCTTTACCTTTTGTCATTTTCTTTGCCATGACTATTTTTTGTACATTTTTTTACCAGCTTTAGTCATTGAAGCAGACTTTTTGCCTTCTTTCATTTCTTTAGCCATGTATGCCTTTTTAGACATTTTTATTTCTTTCATTTCTTCCTTTTTGGATTCCATTTTTTTCATAATTGTATGTTTTTTAAGTGTTTACCATTTCCATTTATCCGACCAATAGGCTGCAGACATATTACCTTTAGCAATATTCTTTGCGTGACGAGCCTTAAAAGATTCTCTTCTATTTTTAGCTGCTTCAGATTCTCCTGCTTTTTTAGGTGAACCTTTTACGCCTTGCTGACCAAAATGAATAACCTTTTCTTTACCATTAGCACACGCCTTTACAACGTGAGATTTTGTTGGATGAGATGGTGTACTCTTTGGAGAGTTACATTTCATTTTAGATTTATCTAATTGCTTTGCCATTACTTCTTTTTTGCGTTTATCTTCTTTTCTTGCTTTAACATAGCAGCTGTAGGTTTCTTTCCAGATCCTTTACTAGCTCTAATGTTATTCCATAAAGAATTTTCTACACCTAGTTTATTTAGTTTCTTTGCCATTATCTTCCTTGACGGTTATAAGGTTTCTCTTGTTTATTCTTAGCCTTAGCAGCCTTGCCGCCTTTGCGTTTTCCAAAGTTTACTTTTTCTGCTTTAGCAGCCTTTGAGGGGGATTTTGTTTTTGCCATATACAAAGATACGGAAAAACCAAATTTAATTTTCCACTAAAAGATGTGGCAAAAGGATGCAATCCTGCCATGTATCTTATGATGTAAAAATGCCTCAACTGCTTTAGGTGCATGAGCATAGCCTGATTTCATGTGCCAAGCATCAGCTTCACTAGGGCTTCTCATGATTTGGATATTTACACCCATATAATCCTTAGACCTATTATGGTGCAAGTGGTGGGTATAGATATACTTATGCTTACAAGTAGCCCAATGCTCTGCTGCCTCATGAGCCATCAATAATGGCAAATCTGCTTCTTTAGCTCCATCACCATGCGTAGAACCAATAAGGTTATTGTGGTACTTATAATACTTACGATGTACGATACTAACGTCAAACGTCACGTTATCACACTTTGCAAACCAAGAAAAGATAGAGTCAGCTAAAAAGAAGCCAGACATATAATCGTGGTTAGATGGATTAAATACAATATGCACATCTGCTACAGACAATAATTTTTCAATTATGTCAATATACATCTGCTTTGCTTTAATAAAGTTTTCATACCACATTCCATCGGTATCTTGAGATGTACCATTTGTAGTAGTTCTTTTTGGATTGTCAGTATGTAATACATCGTTTCCAATGATTAGTAATATCTGATCAATAGAAAATCCTGCTGATTTCTGTACAAGACCTTCTACGCCTTCATTTACTCTATTAACAGCAATCTCTGAATTGTATTCAGCTCCTACTTCAAATGATTTTGAAAGTTTGCCTACATGAATATCCGCTGGATCCACAACAAAAAGGTGTGAATCTGTATTTGTAGATTGTCTAGAAATTGTTTTATATTCTGGTGCATAGGCTTTCATTTCTGAGATGATGTCATCTCTCATGTCCATATATGTTGGCTGTAAATCATTCTTCACGTGTAACGAGAAGTTTTTACCCTTGTGCCAATAATGGTTCACGTTAGTAAATGGAATTTGATTTTCTTCGCAGTAATTTCTTAATGCTTCATGTGATTCTTCGCTTTCTATTTCTTTACCCCTAAGCCTCTGTAATAGTTCGTATTCTTTGGCTGATAGTCTTACTCTTGGTACGTGAATTTTCATATAATATGTTTAGTTTATAAATATAGAGTTACATCGAAGATACGGTCTGCCATGTGCCTCTACCTGTTCTGCGTTGGATATGCATACGCATTCCTAATACATCAGGGATAAGTCTAGCTTTACCTCTTCTTAATGCTCTCCTAAGTGATTTAAATTGTTTCATACTAATTTATATAAGATTTGATTTTCTTTAATGATGAATAGCGATTCGCCCATAATGACGGTTTCTCTAGATAATGATTTTTCAAACACTACCTTGCAGTTGTGCTCTACTTGTTTTACATCATCTCCAGTTGCTAATATGCTTCCTGTTATATATCTATTACGAAGTTTTTCAGGTAAATAGATTCCTGCTTCTGTTTTTTCAATTGGTAGACTGTCTGCTTTAACTAAAACAGTATCACCTAATAATCTAACATTTGGTTCCATATTTAACAAAGGTAAAATAATATTTTATATATATCAAATAAAAATTTCTATATTTGGGCTTAATGATAAGAATATGGGAAAATCAGTTAAAGAATTGGAAACCTTAATGTTAGAAAAAAAAGCATTAGAAGATAAGTTAAATTTAATCATAGCTAAAATTAGAAAGATTGTTTATGGAAAACCTAAAAATTGAAGAAATCGCAAAGTTAGAACATTGTGAATGCGAGTCACCTTGCGGGGCTTGTTTAGAAAAGTATGCTCACGTATTTGAAAAGGATAAAGAAAATATTGCTTCTGTATCTGCAACAAATATAACAGGCAATGCTATTGCTAATTATATCTTAAAACCAAAAGAAGATACTAAGACAGATGCTGAAAACATCGTAGAAATTAAAGAGCAAATTAAAAAATTACAAGAACAAGTTGCAATCATATTAATGAATTTAAAATAATGAAAAATATATTAGGTTGGGTAGTTGCTACCATATTTGGTTTAATGCTTTTACAAAAAAGCTGTAATGATAAAGAAGTTGCTATGGATGTTATTAAAACAACTATGGATACAACATATGTGGCTAGACCTACCCAAACTAAATATATAACTAAGTTAGTTCCTGTAACCAAATACTATACTGATACCATTATTAATAATATAGATACCTCACACGTAATTAATGAGTTCTATGCTACCTCAGAGTATTTAGACACTATTAAATTCGATAAGGCAACTGTTGCAATAAAGGAAAGAGTTACTCAAAATATGATTATCTCTAGAATGGCTTCTATTGATATTATGGATCAGTTCATTACCAAGACTACATTTGTAGCTCCTAAACCTAAAGCAACATTTGGTGTAGGATCTTCAGTATTATTCAATAAGAAAGAAGTTTCATTATCTGTTGATGGTATTTTTATCCCAAAGTATTCCAACGCTATGTTCTTTGGAGGTTATGATGTAATCCAACAAAAAGTTAGAGTTGGGGCATATTTCCGATTGAATCGTAAAACTGAGTTTGAGCCTGTTCTTTAACCCAAGGAGATATATGCTCTGTTTCCCTTATTAGAGTCGCTATAACGAGCTCTGACCAATAGGATATACCATAAGCCATATTTTCATCGTAATCATCTGCTAGGTGCACAAAATGATACTTCATGACGAACTGCACCATATGTGTGGTTTCGTGTATAATATCAGATATAGTAAGATTTGGTTTAAATACTAAATAACAACAACTTCCTTCTCCTTCTATAAAAGAAGCAATCCAAGTAGAATAATCTAATGTTTCATCATAATCCTTATCATAAAGTTTAATAGCTTCTGTTATATCATTGGTAATCACAATGTTAACTTTTGTTCCGAAAGGAATATATCTGTATGATGCTACTATTTTTGTCATTCCCAAATCTACTGAAAATAAGTTTTCTTAATTCGAATCTTTTTTATATTTTTGTTGCATTGGGTCTGACTGGAATCGATCGGGCAAGTAAGTATTATAGACAGGGAGTGGCAACGAGCTTTTGTTGCAAACAATTAAATGGCAAACCTGAATTATCGAGTGTAGGTATCGAGGATATCCTTGCTCACGTTGAAGCTAATACTGTAGAATACAAATTAGCAGCCTAATTTTGAGTTTCTTAGAACTTTAAACTAAGTGGTGGAGTGGTTGTTCTAAGCAACCCCAAAAACCTTGTAATAACTCTATAATATGGATGTGTAGCGACACGAGAGTTCGAATCTCTCCAGATCCACAAAATTAAATTTGGATATATAAAATATTATTTTGTATATTTGCAGAACTTATTTCCGAAAATAGTCGCATATATCTTCGGGAACGGTTTAAATATCTTGATGTTTATTTACTCCCGACCCTAAAGATGCGACTTTAGGGTTTTTTTTATGCCCAATTGGAATAAGGTTAGCTCTAAGCATAAACCAATTGACTACAGGTGTACAAGGTGAGGCGTGAGCCATCTGTATATAGCAGTATCTATAATCAACTTTTAAATGTTAAGAAGGGCTGTCAAACATCTTCCCCTTAACAGCCTACATATCCGATTCCTATTTGACGAGTATTAGTGTAAGTATTAGTGTTTAATTCCTTTACTTTGAGGGGAGGGGAGTTAAACATCTTTTACTTACCACAAACCTTAAACCTTTTTCGGAGTATTAGTTTAATTACTTATCTTTGTACCATGGCACGTAACACATTAGCAGGAAAGTCTACAGGTAAATCTGAGTCAGCAAAGTATTTTGCTAACAATCCTGAAGCACGTAAGAAGAAGAATGAGTACAATAAAGAGTACCACTCAACACCTGAACGTATTAAATACCGAGATGGTTTGAATAAAGCAAATAAATTAGCTGGTAGTAAAGTTGGTGATGGCAAAGATATGAGTCACACTAAATCTGGTAAGCTAGTTAAAGAAGCCCAAAGTTCAAATAGAGCTCGTCAAGGTAAGAATGGAAAATCAACTAAAAAATAACCTTTGACATTTTTTCACTATCTTTGTGAATATTAGTAAAATAATAATTAATGGCTGACACACCGTATCAAGATTTAGGTATGAGTTTACCTAATCCGTATGCTCCTGATGAAGTTAAGAACTCTAGGGATTATATATTCTCGTTTGCAAAGTATATAGAAAGAAAATCTATTGGATTAGATGGGCAGGCTTATAACCAAAGGGTAGCTCGTTTCTCTATGAATAGGCTATATGCTTTAGGTTCACAACCTGTAGAACAATACTTACCTCGTTTAGGTCTTGAGAATAAGCCGTCAGCTTTTGCTAATATCTCATGGAAGATTACATCTCCTGCACCTAAATTCGTAGAAATCATTACAAATGGTTTTATGAAACGTGATGAGAAAGTATCTGCTACTAACCTAGATCCAGTAATTGCTGCTGAGAAAATGCAGAAGAAAGAAAAATCTAAGTTCATGATGCGTAAGAAAGCAGATATTGCTCAATTAGAAGAAATGAGTGGTTTGCAATTAATGCCTGAACACGTTAGAGAAGCAGAATCAGATACAGAAATTGATTTATATTTTGATTTAAATAACAAGCAAACTGAAGAGATTGTATTTGAAGAAATCCTTCAATTAATTATTAATGAGAATAAATATCCAGAACTTAAAAGACGTTTAATTAGAGATACCATTGAGTGTGGTGTTGCAGGTACACGTACTTTTATTGACTATAAAGGAAGAGTAACAATTAAAAGAATTAAGCCTGAAAACTTAGTTACATCTTATAGTGAAGAGTCTGACTTTAGTAATATTGTATATGGAGGGGAAGTTATTCCTATGTCTTTACATGATTTACGTTTAACAGCAGGCAATCAATTTACAGAAGCAGAATACCAAGATATTGCTAATAAAGTAAGATCGGTATGGGGTAATGGAAATGTATTCTATAATAATGCATCTGCATACGCTAACAATACATACAGACCATATGATGATTCAAATATCATGGTTTTAAATGGTTATTACATAACTACAAGAAATCAAAAGTTTGAAAAGAAAGAAAATGCATATGGTGGATTTACAGTTAATAAAAGAGATGCTTCTTATGAGGCTCCTAAAAACTCTAAATTCAAGCGTGAGATTATTGAAATGAAAGATAAGGTTGTATATAAGTTTAGTTTAATTTTACAAACTGACTATATGTTCAACTATGGATTAGAAACTGATATGATTAAATCAAAAGATGATTTATCAGAAGTACAATTGCCGATTACAGTATATATGCCTAATAACTATCAAATGAATAATAAGCCTTTGATAGAATCAATGATCCCTACAATCGATCAAATGCAAATGATTAGGTATAAGCTACAAATATTAATTGCTAAGGCTAGACCAGCAGGACTTGCTGTAGCTATTGATGGATTAGAAGATGTAGACTTAGGTTTAGGTAATTCATTGTCACCATTAGAATTACAAGAAATTTACGATCAAACAGGTAACTACTACTATAGAGCTATTAATGAGGATGGTTCATATAAGCAATTTAGACCTATTGAAACTTTACCTAATGGTATGGGTAATCAATTGCAAGAATTAATTGCTACTTATAACTACCTATTAGCTACTTTACGTGATGATACAGGATTAAATGAGGCTTCAGATGGAGCAGCAGTAGATGCAAGAGCAGGATTTAGAACTACTCAGTTAGCATTAAACGCTTCTAATAATGCTACTTCATTTATCTACGATGCATTTATTGATATTATGAATAGAACATTAAAGAAATGTGCTATATTAGTTCAAGACATTGTATCATTAAAAGGTAAGGCATATAATGGTTATGCTAAAGTTGTAGGTGGTGATGATTTAAAATTCATTGAATTAAATAAAAATGCTGCTAATATTAACTTTGGTGTTTCTTTGGAAATGTTACCTGACGATGCTAAAAAAGAAGAATTAGCAAGAGCTATTGATATCTCTATTCAAACTGGAGCTATTAAACCTTCAGATAAGTATATGTTAATGTCTATCCCTAATATTAAGGTAGCTTACCAATACTTAAAGGTTACAGAGAATAAGTATCGTAAAGAAAAACAAGAAGACGCACAAAAGAATACTGAGTACGCTGTACAACAACAACAAGGTGCTGCAATGGCTAAGGCTCAAGCTGATGCTCAATTAATTCAATTGAAAGAGCAATTAAAAGGCGAAGCTATGATGGGTCTTGAAGAAATGAAAGGCGTAATGGCTCAACAAACTAAGATATTAGAAGAGATTTTAAAATCTAATGGTGCAATGGAGCAAAAGATATTAGCAGAGGTTCCTTTAGCTGTTATGATTAACGCACAGCAACAACAAGAGCAACAAGCTATGGCTCAACAACAAGCTATGATGCAAGAGCAACAAGCTATGCAGCAAGGAGCTGAAGGTCAGCCAATGAGTGAAGAAGAACAAATGATGATGCAACAACAGATGGGAGAAAACCCTGAAATGATGCAATAAAAAAATATATTGATTTTTTCAGTATTTTTGCAAACAGAATTATAAAGATAAATATATGTCAGAACTTAACGATTTCCCGTTTGAGGCTTTCAATGAAATTGGAGCCCAAACAACAGATGCATCAACGGATACATCTTTTTTAAATGAATTTAATGAGTCAACGGAAAGTGTTCCACATGAAACCGAGCAGGTAGAAGTAACACAGCCGACAACCGAAACTACTCAAACTCCAACTACTCCTGAACAGGAATTAGTAAATGAAGTGGTTAATAAGAGTGACTATGAAAAAGTTATTGCTGAGAAAGCAGAGCTTGAATCAAAGTTATCTTCTATGAGCCAATCAGATTTGGATGAGAATAGTAAAGTAATATATGACTACATTCGGGAAGGTAAGCTAAAAGAGCTAAATGATTTTTTGTCTGTACAGACTCAAGATTATAGTTCTAAATCTCAAGACCAATTGGTTGCTGAGTATTTAAAAGCCCAAAACCCAGAGTGGACAACAGAGGACATCGAGGATGAAATGTCATCAACGTATGGATTAGGTTTAGACGAAGATCTTTTAACCGATCAGGAAAGAAGAGCTTATGGTCGAAAACTGAAAGCGGATGCTAAAGAAGCATTACAGTTCTTTGAATCAAAAAAATCAGAGATTAAGTTACCAGACTTAAACCCAACTAGTAACCAACCAGCGACAGTCATAGACCCGGGGGAGTTACAAGCACAAGCTGAAGAGGCTTATAAGCTGTGGGAAAGTTCGGTATCAGAGTCGATGAAGGATTTTAACAAAATTTCAATTGCATTAAGAGAAAACGAACAGTTTGATTTTGCTGTAGGCGAAGATGTATCAAATCCATTGATTGAAGATATGAAAATGCTTGGTAAAGATATAAGTGTATTTTTTAAACCATATATAAGTGAGGATGGCAAAGTCAATGCTCGTAAATTAGCAGAAGACATGGCATTCCTTAGAAATAAAGAAGCTATTGTTAGAAGTGCCGTAACGCAACAAGTTGCAAAAGCACAAGACGATTGGCTTAAAGGTATTAAGAATACTCAAATGTCGCCAAACCCTTCGGCACCTGTTATTCAAAAAAATGATGATATTGCAGACTTTATTGCAAATAAACTTTTTTAATAACTTAAATAACAAACAAAATGGCGTTAACTAACCCAAGTGCAATTAACCCTACCGCGGTAGCAGGATCTGCAAATCAGGGATTATTGTCTACATTAGACTTAATTACCCCTAACTACTACGAGAAATACGTAGACAAATACAAATGGTGGAATGATTACTACATGATCACAACTACTTTGGCTGGAAAAGAAACTTTCTCTCCTAACCAAGCGTTCTCTCATGTAGAACCAGCAAACAGACGTGCTCCTTACGTATTAGTAGCTTCAGTTTCAACTGAAACTCCAGCAGCAGGTGCAGCAGTAACAGTTACAATTGATTCTACATTTGTATTTGATTCATCATCTCCACTACGTGTTGGTGAGATCGTTGAAATTGCTAATAATACAGCTACTGCTGCTGCTATTGGTGTTCAAGGTCAAATTACAGCTGTTAACTCTGATACAGAGTGTGTAGTTAAACCTTTATTAGTTTCTCAGTCATTCTCTTGTAATGGTGCTGAAACAAACTTATTATTCAGAGGTCGTGCAGTAGGTGAGGCTTCAGAAGTTGGTGGTTCATTACAACGTCAAGACATTACCGTTAATGGTTTATGTACTGAAGTTCGTGAAGACTACACTACTACTGACAGAGCTTTAGCTGAAAGAGTTTTCCCTGAAAACACAGTAGGTGCTTACTCTTACAGAGGTATTCAAACTGCTGATATGCGTTTTATGGATGCTCGTGAGGCTAAACATATGTTTGGTACAGAGTCTAACAACTCAGGAGTTTCTCAAACTTCAGCAGGTTTAATCCCACAAATTATTGACGGTGGTATCGCTGTTACTTACTCTTCATTTGATGCAACTGCTTTGGATAACATCGCAAAAGGATTAGATAAAGAAGTTGGTGCTAATGAGTATCATTGGTTAATGGACACAAACCAATATATTGCTGTTCAAAACTTTATCCAAAACAAATACAACGCTGGTGCTATTAACTACGGATCTTTCAATGGTAGCAAAGAAATTGCTATTGCTCAAGGATTCACGTCATACACTATCCATGGTCGTACATTCCACATGAAGAAATACATGGGATTCAACGCAGGAGCTCAATACGGTGTTGCTTCATCTAAATGGGATGATAACGGAGTATTAATTCCTATGGATTCACAACGTGACGCTGCTAGTGGCGAATCAGTAAATTCATTTGGTTTACGTTACCAATTGTATAATGGTCAAAGATTCTACAAATTTGATACTGGAGGACTTGCAAAAGTTCCTACTTCAGGTAAGATGGAATTGACTATCTCACACATTGCTAAAGAAGGCTTACAAGTATTCGGTGTTAACCGTTTTGCTAGAGTTTACAAAGCATAGTGATCTCAAAACTAGGGGGGTGCTAATTGTACCCCCCTTTTTTAATAAAAGAATTATAAATTAAATAACAAGTAAAAATGTCTGAACAAACTCCTAAAAAGGGGAACCCTAACTTCGGTGCGAAGAAAGCCCCTACAAGTAATGTGTATAAAGCACCTACTTCAAAAGAAAAAAACCACGTAATTTTTGAATTAATTGACAGATCAAAAGATCCTTTAAGACCTTTTAGACCTTTGCATATTGCATCGTCAAAAGATTTTATTTATGATCCCGAAACGGGAACTGAAAGAACTATTAGATATTTAGCAGGTTCGTCATCTATTTTTGCTGATGAGCAGAATGTAGACCCTGAGTTTACTAAAGCTGGCGATATTGAGTTTCATAGAGGTCGTTTAATTGTATCAAAAACACAAGTTTCATTACTAAAGTTTTTACGTGCAACAAATCAAAATGAAGCTAATAAAAATAGAAATACAAATAAACCACCTGTATTTAGAGAATTAAATATTGAAAAAGCAGCAGAAGATAGCTTTGATATTATTTTAGGTAGACGTAAGGCAGTAGAAGCTGCTTGGTACGATGTAGATAATAATATGGAAGCAATGTATCACTATGCTCGTGTATTAGGTATTGATACCTCTAAATTAACGGAAAAAGAAGTAATTAATAAGTACATTGATAAGGCTGAAAAACAACCTGAATTATTCTTAAAATTCCACAAGTCACCTAGAAACGAATTTAAATACTTCGCTATGACAGCTTTAGATAAGAACATTGTTTCTTCTAGAGATGTAGCAGGTCAAATTGTTTGGTGTGATACAAAGGGTTTAATTACCATATTACCAGCTGGTAAAGATGCTGCTGAGTATTTAGCAGATTTCTTAATGGCTACAGAAAACCAAAAGACTTTTGATGAATTAAAAGAGAAAGTTTTGGAATTATCAAAATAAATGCTATTTTTGTGAGTCTTTGTTTTTAAATCATAGTAATAGTTTTAGTTTAAGGAGCTGCCCCTAAAAAAGGTGGCTCTTTTTTTTTGTATCTTTGTGTTATGGCAATAAGTAGTGTTGATTTATATAACTTTGTTAATGTTTTAGCAAATAAAGCACAAGATGGTGCTTTCACTATTCCTGAATATAATATCGCTGCGTATGCCGCTAGTGTTCAGTTATGGGAAGAGTATATAGGTGAAATTCAAAGATACCAATATGGTAGTCCAATTCCACCTGTAGCATATGCTAAAACTAATAAGATTGAAGCAGATATGGTTCCTTTTAGGATTCCATTAGTAGCAGTAACTGCTAGTTCTACTGGCGTTATTGATTTATCTTCATTGCCTAATTATGGTTATACTACAGATTTATATAGATATCAAACAATAGATAGTCAAGAAGTAGTTTATCCTTCAGTTAGAGTAAATGAGCAAAGATTAGCTAAACAATTAAGCTCAAGTATAGCTCAACCAACATCGGAACACCCTTATCATATGGTTAATAATGCTA